ACAGCAGCTCAAAACACTTGGGACGGTGATAACGTTGACGGTGAAACAGCTGATGAAAAGATCGAAAGACTTGGATCAAGACCTGCTGACATAACATTGGAGGAATAAAAATTTAAATGTCTGATTATAAAACCATTCACGGGGCTAGAGTTAAAGATTATACTACGGATCCCACATATCCAATTGAGGGACAAGTGTGGTATGATGAAACTGATTCTGTTTTACAGTATCAATCACCAAATGTGTTTGCTGCGTGGAGAACAGGTAATTCTTTAAATACTGGTAGAAGATATATTGGTGGTCTTGGAATTCAAACATCTGCGTTAGCTTTTAATGGTCATGATGGTTCAGCAGTTACAGATAAAAATGAACAATATGATGGCACAAGTTGGACTGAAATAGCTGATTTAAATACTTCACAAGAACAATCAAGAGGAGTAGGAACAACAACTGCTGGTTTAGCTTATGGTGGTTATCCTGCTACAGGTAATACAGAATCTTGGAATGGGTCCGCTTGGACTGAAGTAAATAATTTTAATACATCAAGGCATGATGTTGCACAAGGAGGAACCGCTACATCTGCTATAGCTGCAGGAGGGTCAGCATCAGCGAACCCTACTAGTGCTGCAGAGTCTTGGAATGGATCTTCATGGACAGCAATATCAAGTATGAATACCTCAAGAAGAGGTCCTATTGGAGCTGGAACAGATAATACATCTTCGTTATGTATTGGAGGTGGACCGCCAACAGTTGCAAATGTTGAAGAATGGAATGGATCATCTTGGACGGAGGTTAACGATTTAAATACTGCTAGACAACAATTAGCTGCAGCGGGGACAACTCCATCAGCTCTTGCATATGGAGGAGAACCAAGCACAGCAGTAACAGAAGAATGGAACGGAACTAGTTGGACAGAGCTTAACGATTTAAACACTGCAAGAGCTGGACTATCGCAAGCAGGAAACACAACTCTTGCCTTAGCTGCAGGAGGAGCTCCAGTGCAAGGAACGACAGAGGAGTGGAATTCAGCTATAGCACAAGGTGCTTGGTCCACGGGTGGGAGTTTGAATACAGCTAGAAGAAGATTTACAGGAACTGGAACTCAAACATCAGCATTAGGTTTTGGTGGTGGCCCTCCTGCAACAGGCATTACAGAATCTTACAATGGAACTAGTTGGACTGAAGTAAACGATTTAAATACTGCTAGGAGAGAATTAGCTGGTTCTGGAGCTAGTAATACATCTGCTTTAGCATTTGGAGGATTTACAAGTCCTCCTGACAGTATGAAAAATGAAACAGAATCTTGGAATGGATCAAGTTGGACAGAAGTAAATAATTTAAATACTGCTAGATTTCAATTAGCAGGATCAGGAACTAACACAGCAGCATTAGCTTTTGGTGGTTATGTTATACCAAGTACATCTGATTTAACAGAAGTATGGAACGGAACAAACTGGACTGAAGTAAACGATTTAAATTCTGCTAGAAGACTTTTATTTGGGGATGGAACTTCAACTTCTGCATTAGCAGTTGGAGGTTGGTCACCTCAACAAGCACTTACAGAATCTTGGAATGGGTCAAGTTGGACTGAAGTTGGTGATTTAAATACTGCAAGATATGCTGCAGGTGCTGCAGCTACTGACAGTACAGGAGCATTAGTTTTTGGTGGTCATAATGGAACTGCAGAAGTTGCAGTAACCGAGGATTGGAATGGAGTGAGTTGGCAAGAAACAGCAGATATTTCTACAGCAAGAGCTTATGTAGGACAAGCAGGAACAGGTTCAACTTCTGCTTTAATTTATGGAGGACAAGTTCCTGGATCACCAGGAACTACAAATGCAACCGAAGAATGGAGCGGTACAAGTAATTCAACTAACACAATAAGCACGAGTTAATTATGGCAGTATACAAAGAAATACACGGAACTAAAGTTAAAAGCGTAACATCAGACCCGCCTGCACCAGCTAACGGAGAGATGTGGTACAATTCAACTGAAAGAAAAGTAAAAGGATTTAAACAAACTTTAACTGGATCTTGGGCTACTGGTGGAACTTTAAATACATCACCAGGTAGATTTCAACTTGGAGGAGCTGGAATTCAAACTGCAGCTTTAGCTTTTGGAGGAGGGACTCAATGGCCTGGAGTTGGTGTAACTGATAACACGGAAACTTACAATGGAAGCTCTTGGAGTGAAGTTAATAATTTAAATACTGCACGAAGAAATTTAACTGGTTTAGGAACACAAACTGCAGCTTTAGGATTTGGAGGAGGACCACCTGCACAAGACATAAACGAATCATGGAACGGAAGTTCTTGGACAGAAGTTGCAGATTTAAATACTGCTAAAGATAATAATCCTGGAGGAACAGGAACAACAACTGCAGGTATTGCTTTTGGTGGAGAAGGAGCTCCTGGAGCAGTAACCGCAACTTGTGAAACTTGGAATGGTAGCGCTTGGACAGAGGTAGGAGATTTAAATAACGCAAGAATGACTGTGGCAGCAGCAGGGACTTCAACATCGGCTTTAGGTTTTGGTGGAGCGCCAAGTCCTCTTGGAGCTTATACAGAATCTTGGAATGGATCAGCGTGGACAGAAGTATCTGATTTAAATACTGGTAGTAGAGAAGGACCAGGTGGTTTTGGAGCTAGTAATACTTCCGCTCTTTGTGCAGGTGCATCGCCAGGAGGAAATACAGAGGAATGGGATGGGTCTTCATGGACAGAAGTAGCGGATATAAGCACAGCTGTTTCTAACACAGCACCAACACAATCTGGAACAACATCTCTTGGTGCAATATTTGGTGGATTTACTGGACCAGGTATAAATCCTCAACAAACAACAGAAGAGTGGACTGGACCAACAGATACGACAGTAACATTCAGTACTTCTTAATACTTGATATTATTTACATAAAGTATATAAGAAAGCTAAGAAGGATATAAAGATATGAAAAAAGACGTTAAAGAAGTAATACGAGGTGAAGAACCTCATTTAAATAATTTGTTATCACAAGAAGATTTGTCTTCATTTAAAGGTATGGTAGACGAGCTTCGTGATACATGGACCAAGAAACAAATGTTTCGAACAGAAACAGAAGCAAGGTTCTCTGTATTACAAGATAATAGATACCCAACTAAAGCTGCAAAATATTGGCAGTGTGTTAGAGAACAATCTAGTTATTTAGATAATCTTATGTATTTATCTTTTGAGTATAGAAGAAATGAAGCAAAGATAAAATGGTTAGAGAGTAAAGTAGAAAAAGAAGAAGATGAATATAAATCTACTAAATATCAAATAGATTTAGATGAAGCTAGATTTGGTAAAGCTTCTATGGAAAAAGTTGCAAGACATAGAATGCGAGAAATTAAAATGTGGTCTAAATTAAAAAAAGAATTTAACGATGGAACATTTAATGACAAAGATGTTAATCAACATCAACTAGAATCTTATGGTAGACAATATGCAGAAAAAGCTAAACATTTAACTGAGAACTCATCAGAAGCAGAAAGATTTAATGTAATGGGTCAATTGCAATCATTACAAAGAATTAAAAAATCTGGTGAGCTAGAACAAAGTTATACAAAGAAAGAACAAATCACGCAACATGGAAAACCTAAAGTTTGATTTTGTATTTTTAGGTCAATCAGTTTTAAAATATCAAGTTCCCTTAGATATTTTTTTAAGCATAAATAATATTTATGAAATAAATAAAAATAAATTATATCAAGCTAATGGACAATTAGTGGGAAAAATAGAAGATGAACATTCATTGTTTTATAATGGGCCCGATCAAACAAAAATGTTAAACCATAATAAATTACCTACAACTATAACAAATTATTTTATGGAAATGTTTAAACATTATTTAGCTTTTAATAAAATAAAAGAATATGATCTACATCTTAATTCTATTTGGGTTAATGAAATGAAAAAACATGAATACAACCCTGCACACATACACAGAGGAGTGTTATTTACTGGTTTATCTAGTGTAATGATTTTAAAATTACCATCAACATTTGGTAGAGAATACTCAGCAAGCGACGTTCAACAAAACGGTAGATTACAAATCTTTGGTGCAGCTAATGGTCAGTTTGCAAAAATAGATTATCAACCACCTATGAACCTTAGAGATTTTTATATCTTTCCGTATGATATGAGACATTGTGTTTATCCATTTAATGGAACAGATGAGACTAGAAGAACTCTTGCTGCAAACTGTGATGTGCAGTTTGATCCTATAAAAAATAGAGGTGCTTTATGATAACAGAACCACGTTGGAGGTCTTACCTTGTTACAACAAATAATCCAATATTTACACCAAAACAATGTCAAATGATTATTGATGCAGGAAGATCTGAACCTAAAATAGAAGCTAGAGTTGGAGAAGACATAGGTGTTAAGGGTGGAGTAATAAATACCGAAACAAGAACTTCACATATTAGTTGGATACCATTTAAAAAAATGCCTAACATGTATAAAGATTTAGAACTTATTATGAAACAAACTAATGGTAATCATTTTGGTTTTGATGGAATGCAAATTACAGAGATGGCACAGTATACAGAATACCCTGAAGGAGGGTTTTATGATTGGCATATAGACAATGATATAAACATGAAAAATGAACCACCTGTTAGAAAAATATCCATGACTTGTCTATTATCACCTCAAAATGAATTTGAAGGCGGTGATCTAGAATTAATAAAAGAAGGTCAGTCTGTAAAATTAAAACAAGGTCAAGCTATTTTCTTTGCTTCTTTTATTAGACACAGAGTTGCACCAGTAACAAGAGGTGTGCGAAGATCTTTAGTTATGTGGTTTGGGGGACCACCGTTAAAATGATTAAAGCTGCATACTTTCCAACTATTATATATGCTAAAGATGTTAATCTAGACAATAGATTGTTTGAAAGAGAAATTGTTGAATGGGCTAATAAAGACAAAGGTGTCCAAAGAACTAATATGAAAGGTTGGCATAGTCAAACTGATATGCATAAGATGCCTGTTTTTAAACCTTTAGTTGATGAATTATTTAAAATGCAAAATGAAGTATTTGAAGAAGAGTGGTTAGAGAGTGAACCTATAATTGGAAACATGTGGGCTAATATAAATCCTCCAGGTGGATCAAATAGACCACACCTACATCCAAACGCACATTTTAGTGGAGTGTACTATATTAAAACTCCACAAAATTCTGGACAGATTGTTTTTAATGATCCAAGATCAGGAGCACATATGGTAATGCCAAGACGCAAAAAAGATAAACCACCATCACATTTATGGAGAGAAGTTAGAGTTGATCCATTAGAAGGTAGAATAGTGCTTTTTCCAGCGTGGCTTTGGCATTGTGTTGAACCAAACGAGAGTAATGATATAAGGATATCTGTAAGTTTTAATTTTATACAGTCAGGTTTTAATGTTTAAATATCAAATTATAAAAAACGCACTATCATACGAACTATCTAATTTTATATTTAATTATTTTTTACTTAAAAGAGACGCCGTAGATTTCATGTATAAAAATAATATTATACATGACAATGGTTTGTTTGGTACTTGGACTGATCAACAAGTTCCCAATACCTATTCACATTATGCAGATATGGTTATGGAAACATTACTTGTTAAAATGTTACCAGTTATGGCTAAAGAAACAGGGCTTAATTTAATACCAACTTATTCTTATGCAAGAGTGTATAAAAAAGGTGATATTTTAAAAAGACATAAAGACAGGCCGTCTTGCGAAATATCTACGACTTTAAACCTTGGCGGAGACCCATGGCCTATATTTATCGACGATACGGGGTCTGACAACGTCATAGACGAGTATAAAAACATACATAAGCCCAATGCACCCAAAGGTACAAAAGTCTTGCTTGAAGTAGGCGATATGCTAGTATATAGTGGCTGTGAACTCGAACATTGGCGAGAGCCTTTTGACGGAAACATTTGTGGCCAAGTATTTCTACATTATAATCATGTAAATGGCCCATTTGCAGATAAAAACAAATTCGATGGAAGACCAAAGCTAGGTCTACCATCTTTTGTAAAATAGTATTATAATGGAGTCGTATGCTACAAAAATTAGGGTTTTTACCAGGTTTCAACAAACAAATTACAGAAACTACAGCTGAAGCACAATGGGTTGGTGGCGACAATGTAAGGTTTCGTTATGGCACGCCAGAAAAAATAGGTGGCTGGTCTCAATTAGGGGAAAATAAATTAACAGGTGCTGCAAGAGCATTATTTCATTTAGTTAATAAATCTGGAACTAAATATTCTATTATAGGAACAAACAGAATTTTATACGCATACTCGGGTGGTGTATTTTATGACATACACCCAATCAAATCTACGAACACTCTTACAAGTGCTTTTACCACGACTAACGGATCAGCTGTTGTTACAATAACTTTTAGCGGTGCACATGGTATAGGAGAAAAAGATATCGTTCTTTTAGATAATTTTTCTACTATAACTGATTCTAATTATAGTGCATCTGATTTTGATGATAATAAATTTATGGTAACAAGTGTGCCATCGTCAACGACAATTACAATTACAATGTCATCAAACGAATCGGGATCTGGTGCAACAACATCAGGTGGTATTAGAGTTAGACATTATTATCCTGTTGGACCAGCAGAACAATTACCGGGATTAGGCTGGGGACTTGGTCAATGGAGTGGTACTGTATCAGGAGAAGCAACAACAACTTTAACTAGTGGTATTTCAGATTCGGCTACAACTGGAATCACTTTAACGGATGCTTCTCAGTTTCCAACTACAGGTACAAACTTTGTTCAAATAGGCACAGAAGAAATATCTTACACAGGTATTACGTCGGGTGTTTTATCTGGTGTAACTAGAGGTGTAAGAAATACAACAGCCGCTGCTCACAACGGTGGTGACACAGTTACAAATAGTTCTGATTATGTTGCATGGGGACAAGCTGCATCGGGCGACGTAGTGATAGACCCAGGTATGTGGAGCATTGATGGTTTTGGAACTAAAGTAATTGCACTCATACATAACGCGCAAGTATTTGAATGGGATGCAGATGCAACAAATGCAACTAATAACAGAGCAACAATTATATCTGGTGCACCAACTGCATCAAGAGATATGTTAGTATCTACACCGGATCGTCACTTAGTATTTTTTGGAACGGAAACAACAATCGGAGATACATCAACACAAGATGAAATGTTTATTAGATTTTCAGATCAAGAAGATATAAATACATACACACCAACAGCAACCAACACAGCAGGTACACAAAGACTTTCTGATGGATCTAAAATTGTAGGAGCTGTTAGAGGTAGAGATGCGATATACATATGGTCAGACACATCGTTGTTTACTATGCGTTTTGTAGGATCTCCTTTTACTTTTGGTTTTGCACAAGTTGGAACTAACTGTGGACTGATAGGACAGAACGCTGCATTAGAAGTAGATGGTGCTGCATACTGGATGTCGGAAAATGGTTTCTTTAAATATTCTGGTAATTTAGAAACTATGTTGTGTTTAGTTGAAGATTTTGTTTATGATGATTTAAACACAACTGCAAGACAACTAATAAATGTTGGTTTAAATAATTTGTTTGGAGAAATAACTTGGTTCTATTGCACAGAAGGTTCTACTGTAATTAATAGATGTGTAACTTATAACTACATAGATTCTAGACGAGATAGACCTGTTTGGACAACAGGAACACTGGCACGGGGAACATGGCAAGATTCATCTGTATTTGGTTTACCACATGCAACTGAGTATGATGCAGGAAGTAATGCGTCTTATGATGTTGTAGGAAACACAGATGGGTGCACGACTTATTACGAACATGAAAAAGGAACAGATCAAGTTGCAGGAGGAGCTGTAACAGCGATCACATCAAACATAGAGTCAGGGGATTTTGATATCACTCGAAGAGTTTTAAGAGGAAGTCAAACAGGTATGTCCGATACTAGAGGAGATGGTGAATTTATAATGAAGATTAGAAGATTTATTCCAGATTTTTTATCACAAACAGGTAACACACAAGTTACATTACAATTAAGAGACTTTCCAAATGACGCTAAATCTAGTTCATCACTTGGACCATTTACCGTAACATCTTCCACAAAAAAAGTAGACACGCGTGCAAGAGCAAGACAAATATCTTTAAAAATAGCGAACACAGCTGCCTCTCAAAGTTGGAAACTTGGTACATTTAGATTAGATATACAACCGGATGGTAGAAGATAATGGCAAAAATAGTTCAAATATTAACAAGACCTAGTGATGAATATTCAAAACAAATAGCAGATTCACAAGTTAGAGATTTAGATGCTGTAATACAAAAATTAAATACAACATATCAACAAGAATTAAAAGACGAGGTAGAAGCCCAAAACTTCTTTTTAAATTAATGGCTAATAGTTTTAAAAATAAAAAAGTAGATTTAACTACAACTGATTTAACTACACTGTATACGGTGCCTACAGCAACTACAACTGTAGTAAAATCATTGTTAGTATCTGAGGATGCTGGATCAGGGAGCACAATAACTATAACATTAGTTAATTCTAGTGGCACTATATTTAATTTATTTAAAGATAAGGCCATAGCATCTAAAGCAACAACAGAACTTTTAACTCAACCTCTTGTAATGGAAGAGAGTGAGATATTAAAGGTACAAGCCGCTGACGCGAACGAGCTGCACGTCATAGCTTCTATATTAGAAATACAGCCACGAGAGGTAACGACATAATGAAAGATATACCAATATTAAAGCCAAAAGAGATTATAGAAACTATTAGCAATCTTAAGACAGGTGAGATATATAAGAATGATGAAGAATGGAAATCAAAAGGAATTCCTGAAGAAGATATTAGACGAGATATTAAGGTAATAATGCCTAGTCTTGATTTATTTGGAGATACTAATAAATGATATTAAACCCTATAGACCAAGGAATAAGAGATCAAGGTTTTAAGTTTGTGCCTTTTAATCAGTATTTAGCATCACCGTTTCAAATGCCACAAAACCAAGAAACAACAGAAAACGCTAGAGTATCTAGTGGATTACCTATGATCTACCAAGCACAAGGTGGTGGTGGAAGTGTAGATAATAAAAACGCTTTTAATATAGATGATCGTGGATTACTAACTACAGATTTTACAAATTTTGAACCTAATTATTCTTATACACCACCAGCGTATGATGACTTTCCTCCACAACAAAATATGTTTCAAAAAGCATTTAGTGGATTAAAAAACAAAGGCGCACAAATTGCTGGAGGACTAATGTCATTTGCTACAGGAATTCCTTTTTTAGGGCAAGGATTACAGGCAATATCAAATCAATTTGAGAGCAGACCACTTGGTGCTGCAGTTATAGACGAATTTGGTAATGTGTATAATGAAGATGAATTGAATAAGATGAATGCATTAGGTGGATATTACACAGATCCTGCAAGATCAGCTAGAAGAAGAACAAATAGAATTAATAAAATGTTAGAACGACAAAGATTAGGTAAAAAAATATCATTAGCAAATTTAGCAAAATTACAAGCACAAGAAAAAAAACAAGAAGAAATAAGACAAGCCGCTGCAGCTGCTATGCAAGCCCAAAACAGAGCTGAAGGCAGGGGTGGTTATCAATCTAATTTTGCACAAGATAAAGATTTTATGGAGGGTCCATCTAGTGCAAGCACAGGTATGGGTCCTTCTGATAAAGGTGGTTCTGATACTATGGGCTCATTTATGGACGGTGGCATAGTAGATCTTGTAGATATATATGATTGATTATAGGAGAAAAAGGCGATAAAAAGGACAAACTATGGCAATTTCAAGGATGAACATGGAAAGACAAATGCGTAACATGGGTGGAATCATGGGTCTCGAAGACCAGAGACAAGGTTATTTTTTAGGTAAATTAGTTAAAAAGATAACTAAACCAATTAAAAAAATTGTTAAATCACCTCTAGGCAAGGCTGCATTGTTAGCAGGTATAGGTTTTGGTATACCAGGAACTAGTATCGGTGGTTTGTTTGGAAGAGCAGGTTTTGGTGGAGCTGCAAAAGGATTGTTTGGTACACAAGGTATTGCACCTTTTGCAAGTAAATATTTTGGATCAGGTTCTAAGTTATCAACTATAGGAGATATTTTTAGAGTAGGCGGTAAAGCAGGAGCTGATGTAAGTGCACTAAGATTATTAGGTGGTGGACTTGGAGCTGCAGCAATCGCTGCACCATTCTTAATGGGTGGTGATGAAGAAGAAGTTGACGAAGGTGTTCCTGTTACAGGTATACAGCCAATGGTAGCAAACATTAGACAACAAGCTAGAGATTATTATCAAGACCCTACAAAATCTGCATTATATTTTATGCCTCCTAAATCAGCTGTACAAAGTTCTTTCTACGCTGCTGATGGTGGATTAGCTAGTATACCTAGAGATGGATACAGATTTGGTAACATTGTACAAAAAGCAGGTAGTGCTATGAAAAATTTAAAAAATGCTCTTGTAACTAAATTAGGTAGAATGACAGATGATGTAGAAATAACTACAATGTCTGATTTTGCAGAAGACACTGGAGCATCAATGGATCTTACTTTTGTTCCTAAAAGTAAAAAAGGAAAAGAAACATTAGATGGTCTAGTTCAAGAAGGAATTTTAGATGTGTCAGAAGGAATATATACACCTAAAGCAATGATGTCTGATGAGGCTGTTTTAGGTATGGATAAATTAAAAGCTTCTGGGGTAATAGAAGAAGGTGGAGATTTTAGAAGATTTGATCAAGGAGCTGGAGAAGGTGAATATGGTATGCCATACGCTGGTTATGAACAACTTATCGAAACTTTTGGAAGACAGAAAAAAGCAGAAGGTGGTATCATGAGACTGGGTTATAATGAAGGTGAATCTGTGATAGATTTATCAAAAGATCCTAATTACAAAGGCTGGCTTAAGTTATTTCAAATGAATCCTGATGCAGCAGAACAGAATGAAAATCATGAAAAATATTTAAATTATTACCAAAGTTCTAAAAATCAAAAAGCTGAAGGTGGTCTAATGGATCTAGGTGGTTTTGAAAAAGATTACAGAGAAGGTGGTTTTGTACCACTAGGAGCTGAGGAAAGAGCTGACGATGTGCCAGCTAGACTTAGCAAGAATGAATTTGTATTTACAGCAGATGCTGTAAGAAATGCAGGCGGAGGCGACATAGACAAAGGTGCTGAAGTTATGCAGAATATGATGGACAATCTGGAAGCTGGTGGTAATATATCAGAAGAGTCCCAGGGCAAAGAAAATCCTGCACAAGCAATGTTTAACCAAGCACAAATGTTGGAGGGTAGATTAGCATAATGGCATTACCAGATTATTTACAAGAAACCGCTAAGGATTACGCCAAGCAGCTGACAGCTGCAACATCTACACCCATAGATACATCTAAGTTTACGGGTCGTCAATTTGTTGCTGGTGAAGATCCATTACAAACACAGGCAATTAATCTTGCAACACAAGGTATTGGTGGTTTTCAACCGTTTTTAACATCAGCTCAACAAGCTATAACACAAGCAGGTCAAGACGTAGGCGCAGTTAGACAAGATCTTGCTGGACTCGGACAGTTCATGGGCACTGGAGCAGGGACCGGGGCTGGATCAATTGCAGCTTTTACATCACCATTTCAACAACAAGTTATTGATGAATCATTAAGACAATTTGATAGATCAAGAGCGGGTGGTCTGCAACAGATTTCAGATCAAGCTATTGCATCAGGTGCTTTTGGTGGTGGTAGACAAGGTGCATTAGAAGGACAATTTATGGCTGATACTGCACTAGGTAGAGCAGGACTTGAAGCACAATTAAGAGCACAAGGTTTTGCAGATGCAGCGGCAAGAAGAGGACAAGCATTTGGACAACAACAATCATTAGCAGCTCAAAGAGCTGCATTAGCAAATCAACAAGCAGGATTAGCACAAAATCAATTTGCACTATCTAATTTTCAACAAGCTGGTAGAGCTGCAGACGTAGCTAACTTAGGTCAGCTTGGTGCGTTTAGACAAGGATTAACTCAATCACAACTACAAGCAGATGCTCAAGCAGCACAGACTGGAGCTTACGAACCATTCCAAAGACTTCAACAATATGGAGCTGGTTTAGGTCAACTAACAGGATTTGGAGCGCAAGCACCATTACCAGCAGCTGCCCCTAGTCCATTCTCAACAGCTTTGAGTACAGCATTAGGTATCGGCGGATTGTTCGGAAAATTTAGGTAAACTATGAGACCATTAAATAGACCAATGTTTAGATACGGTGGCCCTATCAAAGAGGGTATCATGGATGGTATGAAAGATAATACTGGAACTGGATTAGTTGGTGATAAAAGATATCCTAAGACAGATGGTAGATCACACCACTTTGCAGTTCTTCCTTTCATAGGAGCTGGTATAAATGCTCTTAGACTTGCTGGACCAGCAGCTTTAAGAGGTTTAAAAGCAGCTAGATTTATGGGTGCTACACCAGGTAAATTAGGATTTTTTGGTAGAGCAAAAGATTTAGCAAGAATTAATAAACCCATAACACCAACTATGGCTAGCCGTCCAGAACAAATTGGTTTTCAAATAGGTTCTTTTGCAAAACAAAATCCTATTTTAACGTTATCGTCACCTAGTTTAGCAACTAGTGCAGTCACAGGTGGTGGACCTCTCGCAATAGAAGCAGCTAAAGGCGTTGCAAACTTTTTAGTGCCAGGTAAAAGATTTGATCCGTTTAGAGATAAGATGCCTGAGAAAAAAGAAGGCGATACAACTACATTAAAAAGAACTACAAAAGAAGAATTAGAAGGTGCAGATACAACTACAAATGTTACTGAAGATCCTAATAAAAGAAAACAAATTGATGAAGATAGAATAGCAAAAACTAAAAAACGATACTACGAACTTATGGGTATCGACAAGATGAAAAAAGATGCTGCCTATGATTCATTAATAGATGCAAGTAGAATTGTTCAAGAACAAGGCGGAGATCTTAAAGGTGCTATTAGATCAGGTGCTTTACAATCTCAAATTATAAACGCTATCTCTAAAAACTTAGATAAATCTGCTGATATTAAACGACAAATAGATGCTGCAATACTTAAAGGTGAAATTACAAAAGATATTGCCGCTGCAGATACAACAGACAAAGAATATAAAAAAGCTAGAACTAAACAGCTTAAACAAGCAACCTCTGCTACTGGTCAGATAGCAGCTATAGAAGCTGAAAAAGGCACAATTTTAGGTTCTCAAACAGCTGCTATATTAAGAGCTAGTGATATAAAATATGACGACATAATACAGGATAAATTATTTAATAATTTTGTAAAAGATAATCCTGGTGCAGATGAAGTAGATTTTATGATTGCAAAAGGTGCAGGCCTAGACGATGGAAGATACGTTATAAGAGGAAGACTTGTTGAGAAAAAAGGTTCAAACGTAGCCTTCATAGTATAGGAGGACTAAATGGCTTCAGTCGAAGAAGTATTTTACGGTAAATCAAATAACAATAATAAAGTTGGAGTAATAGAATCAGTATTATCCGGTGTTGTATCTGGTCTTATTTCTATACCAAAAGGTTTCTTTTCTTTGGGCGCAACACTTTTAGATTTAGGTGTTGATAGTGGTGCAGCTGCAAGAGTAGAACAATATTTTGATGATCTTACAGAGTTTGATGAGAAAGCAGAAGCAACAGCTGCTGGTAGAATCACAGAGGCATTGGTAAACATAGGTATACCAGGAGGTATAGGTTTTAAAGTTGCATCTAGAATGGCAGGTGATGCTATGAAAGCTGCACGAAATGGTAAGTATGTAAAGCTATCTAATCCAAATCTAAAAAAGGGCATGGACCAGGCCATAGAACTAAACACACGTGGCAAGACAAATAAATTTATCGCAGGTGCACTAGGTGGTGGTCTAGCAGAGGGTGTATTCGTAGGTGATGTAGAAAAAGTTGGTACGTTTGGTGATCTTATTGGTGGACCAACAGCAGTTGATAGATCTACAGACGACGATGCAACAAGAGAATTATTAAACAGAGTTAAGTTTGGTTTTGAAGGCGCATTATTTACTGGTGTCATAGGTGGTACAGGCACACTAGTTAAAAAATTAACAAATAGAAACAAACAATTAGATGTAGCAAACTCTAAACTAGATAGATTTATAGATAGAATTGCATCAGGGTTCAGGGCACGAAGTGGTAAGACACAAGAGTTTTTTGATCTTGAAAGAACTTCTATTGGTGATAGAGCATCTGATGCTGCAAGAGCTAGAAACATATCAAGAGAATTAGATCAAGCAATAGACAAAGTATTTCCTCCTGTACGAACAGTTCTTAATCAAGCAGATGCAAAAGAAAGGCAAAAATTATTAAATCAAATAAATGACTTATTGTTATCTGGTGATCCTAAACTAGATGATCTTGGTGTTGCTACATTTGGTAAACTAGATGAAACAAAACAAGCTGCATTACTTAAAAAATTAAAAGATTTAAAAGTAGATGATCAAGTTGGTGTAGATATTCTTTTTAATTTAGGAGCAATAAGAGCTAGATGGGCAGATCTATTTTCTAAACTAGGAAGATCACTAGGTAAGAATGAGATACAAGAATTTAAAAAATTATTTGGTGGTAAATTTAAAAACTATCTTGGATCTACGTACGACATATTTCAAAACCAAAGTATCTTTCCATGGGCAAGATATAAACCAAGTGCAGAAGCAATAGAAGAAGCTAAAGAAGTATTTAAATCTAGTGCAAAAGAGGCAGGTGAAGAGCTCACAGACCTACAGGCAGAGCAAGCTGTAACCAGAGTATTAAAAACTGCAAGACTACCAAAAGGTATTAGAATGGATAAACC